ATGAACCATCAAGAGCCACAGGTACAGATGATTTATAACCATAACCTTCAACCCAAAAACCACAGATATCCTTAGCGGCCTGTAGGAACTGGAAAGGCTTATCAGCTTTTAACCAACCATCATGCATGATAGGGTCAGTCACATAGCTCATAAGTTTCCCTATGTTATCCTCAGTCCATTTAACACGTTCATCAAATGAAACTTTATCAACACCTGCAAGGTTAGCTACGTGAACCATTAGACCCCATTTCTCTTCCTCAGAGTTGATAGGTTTAGCTTCTGCGAATCTGAATAAACCTTTAACCCAATCAGCACCTTGAGGGTTAAGAGAAGGGACAGCATACAAGCGACCACGGAAGTCCACTTGGTAAGGGATATAAATAGTATCAAAACCTACGAATCTCTTAGCGGCACCTATAAGTTGATAATAAAGGGCCATCTGTGAGTAATCCGTAAGGTCTACCTTTGTGTAATCCTGTAGGCCTTCTGTGTGGATTTCCTCTAATAAGTTAAGCATCCATGGGTCGATAGTCCATTTAGTGTTAGAAGCCGCATTAACGGCCTTAAGCACCTCACCCATCCCTTCAACTTTACTATCGATTTCCTCTAGGATATCTCGGTTGAATGTCTTGATAAGTGTTAGAGGCTGTACATTGTTAGTCAGATAACCACCATCATATACATTGGTCCAAGGTTTCGGTGGGACAACCATAGGGGCATAGATAGGTGATGAAAGACCTTGAGTATATGCAGATGACTTAAGTAAATCTAAAGTAGCTTGTGTAGGCTTAAGCAGACGTTTTGATGTTCCTTTCTCATAAACCACTTCAATAACCACAAGGTCTGTAGACTCCACTAAAGCTTCGATAAGGTATGCACCTATCTGAACGTAGTCAGCTTCCTTAAGCTCTTCCATGTTATCTAGGTATTCCTTAGCATACCACTCGATGACACTCTCAGAACGATGGCCTCTACCTTCTGCATTCAAAGACTTGATTTTATCTTTAAGTTTCTTGTAACGCCCTTTATCAGCTTCTTTAAGTTCAGTAGTAAGAAACTCTAGGTGAATAGAACGTCCAAGAAACTTAGCTACCGAAGTAAAGACCAGGCCTTTTGTTAAACCATTAAGTATAGTTTTGATAGTTATGAACGAAGTAACGTCAGAAGGTAACTGCCTGACGTTCTTAAGGGCTACACTCACTCGACCACGTTTAGGTGTATTCAAGCGATTATCGATGTTAACCTTAAGGTCCTTAAGATACTTCTCAGTCAACTGTTGTCCACCTCTAGTATCAGCACCTCGGTTATTCTCAAAGCTCTTATCGGCGTTACGTAAAGCTCTCTCTAAACCTGCAGTAGTTGCTTCTTGTTCTAAAGTATATTGTTCTTGGATTAAATCTAACATTCTCTTATTCTCCTTTAGGTAACCTATAGATAACTTAAGGGGCATTACCTGCTCCTACCTCATGTATATCCTTAGGCTTTTCAGATGTTTCTTTCTAAGGGTGGGGGTATTAATTTAGGACACTTTCAGGACACCCTAATTCTGTTTATATTTCAATCAGTTAAGGCGTTCTCGGACACCCCTGAGGTCTTTTGGACACTTTTCCTTAACTGAACAGAGGAATTATACATGAAGTATTATCCTAAAGGTAACTATTTAACTAAAATATATCAATTAGTTGAGCAGAAGTGGGGGTGATACGGACTGTATACGGTCAGGTTGGACTTAAAATCCCCCGGTAGAAATACTGTGCCGGTTCGACTCCGGCCCTGGGCACCATATTTTAAAAGCTCCAAATGACCGTATAGCGTTGTTTGGGGCTTTTTTTATGTCTGCAAGGGCGGTAAACTGGACAGTAATCCCTGGGGATTGAGATTTCTGTGGATAAGTAGGCTAAATCAGCGATATTTAGGAGGTATCGGACTGATTAATGTATAGGCTCCTTGCTATGCTTTGTGTCCAAATTCTCGGACACCTTTCGGACACCCTCCGGTTTTTTACCCATCAGAATGCTCAAGTCATGCTCAAACATTTCCTTGTAGAAATCATTAAGTAACTCAAGAAATACCTCCGGGTCTCCTGAGATATCCTCAAGCAATCCATGGGCTTCTGCTTTGTCTTTCATTATCTGTCTAGTCATCTTAAAATCCTTCTAGTTTCTTCAAGGCATCACTTAGGTGGTCCTTAGCGAATTGAATGTAAATCATAGTGGTTTGTATGTTGGAGTGACCTAGCCATTCCTTAACGTCAACGATGTGTACGCCTTTCTGAACCAAACGAGTGGCACAAGTATGTCTAAAGGTATGCACTACATATTCACCAGGCCATTTAAGTTTATCTCTGCCTACCAAAGTAAACGAGGTTCTTATACGGTCATAGGTTACCGTAGGGAATAGGGGACCATCTTCCAGGCCTGTTATGTATTCTCTCTGTCTTAAGGTCAACGGTATGGTTCTGCTTCTACCACCTTTGGTCTCTCTAAAGGTTACAGAGTTACCATCATTGATATCTGCTGTGGTTGCCTTTAGGGCCTCGGTGACACGACACCCGGTATCCAGTAAGAATAAGAAGTAAGGAATCATATCACTATAAGAGGTTGTCTCTAGGTGAGCCACGAAGCTATCCACCATTTCCTCTGTGTAGTAATGAACACGACTTCCTGATTCCTTAAGTCTATCTATTGCAGGGATCGAATCAACATAACCTCTCTTACGTGCCATCTTTAACATGACCGATAGGCTTGTTAGTTTCCTATTGATAGTCTTATTGCTATTCCCCTGGGCCTTGAAGGAAGTGATTAGGGCCTCTACGGTTCCATCACTAATAGTTTCAATAGGAACATATCTACCTATTGTCTCTATGACCTGCTTTGCATTACCTATGGCGTGTCTCTCGTTTTTACTCCCGGAATAGTGAGCTTCCACAAGAGGTATCATGTTCTCCCATAGGATACCATTAGACTCTTTTACGTCTACCGTTTTGAGACGAGTAGGGTCCGATATGCTTAGAATGTAGTCCCAAGGTTTGCCTTTATACATAGCCGCCTTAAGTCTAGCTTCAACCGTTATGGCTACCTCTCGGTCTCTTACGGTTCTACGAAGTCTAGGGTAACCTTGGATATTTAGGTCAATCTTAAAACCTGTATTGGTTACATGAATCATAATAGTTCCTTTACTTTAAAAGTTTAAGAATCTCTTTAACAAACCCAACACCTTTATCAGTCATGTAGGCTTCTTTCTTTCTTCTGTCTTCTCTTGAGGTTTCAATTTGGATTAGGTCGAAGCCTTTCTCTCTATGAGTTGAGCCAAGAGTTGAGATAGACCATAGGTTTCTGCTGATACCTGCTTTATTGTCCCCGGCATGAGTGTAAGTATCTTGTTGTTGTCCTTCTCTAGCAGAGACTTCTAGAACAGCGATAAGTTGACGTAAAGATAAAGCGTGTGGCTTCTCTTTGCCTTCCTCATCAGTGATACGTAAAGAGGCTGCCTGTGCTAAGGCTTCCACAAGTTTCATTGCTTTAGCCTTCTCAGTTGCTGTCAGTTTCATTGGTGTAGTCATGGTGTTCTCCTTTAAGTGGATGTACTCTTAAACTTCTTTAATGTCTTATAGGTTATATTAATACAAATACATAAAGAACACAAGGGTTAAGAACACATCCTATAGGATAACTAACGTAACTCAAATAACTTATCGTTTATGAGGACGTATAGGTATATCAGGTCGTTCATGGATTCTGCTGTTGAGAGGTGGTTCAGTAGGGTGGTTTCTTCTATGCTGTGGAAGTGTAAATCTTCTAGGTCGCTTAGGTACTGTGGGAAAGGTTCTGATGTAAAGCCATGGGCAGGGCAATGCGCTGTGATTAGATTCACTGGGGGGTTCTCCTTATGGATAATCTATTTGTAAGTAATTTTGCCCTTATGGACAACTTTAGAAACTATAACATTATTTATTCTTGGATGTCAACAAGTTTTTTAGAAGGGTGTCTCCCTAGTTTTAACAACAATAATTCCCAGTGGGCATAAGGCATACAAGTAGCTGTCTTAGAACCTGGCTTAGACAGCCACCCAATGACTGATTTGATATCTACACCTACTAGATCGGAGATAGCTTGGACATTAAGGTGTTCAAGTTCCATAAGGAAACTTAAGGCATCCCTAGTAGGAGGGTGTAGACCTTCGGACTTTAGGTACTCCCAGTTGGGGGAGTCACGGCTTCTCCTTGGGGGTGCTTTAGGAGAATAACGGGTCCTTAGGTCCTCTAGGGATAACCCTTTATACACTTTAAAATCTATTAGCACTAATGAAGGTTCTTGTCGATTTCCTTCGGTAGACTCAAGATAACAATAGATGTCAAAGGTATCCCTAAAGGTACCTTCTTTACAATAGATACCGCTAGACTGTAGGTTTTTAAGAAGTAAATCCTGTACCTTCCTTTCGTCCCCATAACTTTTAAAGCGTTCCATGTCATATCCTCCTAATTTCCTTATATTTATATTATTTTAGCACTCTCTAGGGTTGCCTTAAAAGATATCTTATTTATCTATCTGTGAAATATCTATGTGTACTGTATACTCTTCCATTGTGTTCTCCTTAAGGTAACTTAATTTAATAGCCAAGATAGCAATAGGAGAGCCAAGAAGGCCCCTACAAGCCCTAAAGCTTCCTTGGGTGATGTGGTAGGAGCCTTACGCCCCTTATCGTGTCCTGTAGGGCCTCTCATGGCTCTATTTGCTTTCTAGGTAAAAACATTCCTATAGCATCAATAGCTGAACCTGTGCATAAGCCTCCATCAATTTCATCCTCAGGCTCTGCAGTCTCTAAGTCCACCCCCGGAGGATATATGCTGATATAGTAACCTTCATTAGCCCAACTGTACTCTATGTAATAGAGGTCGCCTTCATGGGTAAACTCTACATAGTCTTGAGTTTCTAACTTGTAACATAGAACAGCAAGTATGGTGATAGGGATTTGTATGCCCTCTAATTTCTTTTTGAGTATAGCTAAGTAATCTATTGTATTCATTCTTTATTATCCTTAAGGTAACTATATTAACATATCAGACCAGGCAAGCACTAGGAGGGCCATAAAGGCACCTACAAGGCCAAAACTCAATGCTTCCCTGGCTAGGGTAGCTCTACGTTGTTCATGGGGTAATCTAAGGCTTCTCATGGCTTAAGCTCTTCTTAGTTCAATTACTTCTTTATTCATACGGATAGATAATACCGCATCAAGATTAACCTTACGCCACCCTTTGGCCTTTACATCATAGATGTTTAGGTATTTAGGTTGTCTATTGGCTCCGGTGTGCTTGTTGTCAATATGAACACCCAAGCGACCATTGAGGGATCGAGTAGAACCATTCTTTTTAATGAAGGTTACGCCAATGAATTGACCTTTAGATTGTGCAATGATTAAACGGTTTAATTGTCTCATGATTTATTCCTCGTCATCTTCTAGGGGTGATAATTTATTAATACGTCTTTCAATGGCTTCTAGCTTCTTTTTAGCTGTCTGAGTCATGAAGGTTTGGTATCCACTATTCCAGGCCTTAAGACCGCCTTCAATGTTTCTATAGTCTTCCTCTATGCTCTCAATGGCATCAAAACATTCACATACTGTTTTAAGCTCTCTAACTCTTACTTCACTTGCTCTCATGATTCTATCTCCTAAAGTGTCATAGCTGACATATGGCCCTGCTTGGTAACAATGGCCCCATCAGATTGTTTAATTAGTTCGTGCTGTTCTGTATCCTTCACGAAGCCATCGAAGCGGTAAGGGTTAAACTTTACGCCCTCGAAGGTGTCATATAATGGAAGGGTGCCTTGCCCGGTCTCCTGAGCCAACTTGCGGCCCTTGTAAGGGGTAAACCCGAAGGCATGGACCACCTCACCCACCACCAAGGCAACTACATACTTTTCTTGAGTGGCTCTTATGCGTTTAATGCCGTTTAGGTTTGCTTTCCACTCTACCGCCTTAAGCGCTACACTATCGCAATGACCAACCACCAGGCCTGAGTCCATTTCTTTAATTGAAAGTAACCCATTATGTAAATTTCTATAAATACCGTAGTTCATTATATATTCTCCTTTAGGTGACCATTAAGCCTGTGTACGAACCATAAAACCTGTGGTGTCTGTCTTGATATTCCCTTTACCCTTTAGGCCCACTAGGGTGCCTTTATGGTCCTCGAAACGTCTATCATGGTTATCGCCATTGATAACCGGAATACCTTTAAACTCTGCAGGCACCTTGTCGAATACTACCGCAACATTGATACCCTGGTTTAGGAAGGTGTCTACCTTATCCCATGACATTTTCTCATGCTTGCTAAGGGTGATATGAACGTTATCAATATCCAACAATGTAGCGGCTAAATATGGGCGTTTAGTGTACTCATAGAACTGGACCATAGGAAAGGCTTTATACACCACAGACCAATCAAGGTCACTTGTACCATTTAGGCGTACTGCAAGCTTTTTCCCTTGCTTCTTAGCTTTGGCTAATAGGCCTGCAATCTCACCTTTTAACTGCATCATGAACAGCTCATTTTCTTCAAAGTATAAACGAGTGCGTTCAGCTCTAGCATTCACAGCGTTAGCCATCTTCATACGTCCAGAATAGATTAAGCAATGCTCAGAACACCCTTTTGTTTTCCCTCTGCATACGTCCTGGTTAAACGTAGGGTCAAGGTATAGAAGGGCGTTTAGCCATTCATCATTTTGTGACTTGTCTAGTTTAGCTGAAGAGTTAGTTAGTAAGTTCATGTTGTTGTTCTCCTATAAGTAACTAAATGAGGCCGTTTTGTTTCCCTCTTGAGTACGCATTATACAGAGAGCTATAAGGTTGTCAATAGGATAATGTAAAATAAATTAAATTAATATACTTTAGGTAACTATTAAAGCATAACGCCAGGTAGAGCAAAGGCTGTAAGGTGTGGTGGTGGTGCCTATATGGTGAGCTGTGTGGGCCTGGTGTGTCTGTGTGGTGTCTGTGTGGTGTCTGTGTGGTGTCTGTGTGGTGTCTGTGTGGTTAACCTTTAGGCTTCTTTCTGTTCACCAAAGCGTTAACCTACTGCTTAATATTTAAGCAATGCTTACGGATACACACAGATAAGCATATATATATATAGCTATCAATACAGCATGTAAGACACCACCAAGACACCATGCAGGACACCTAAGGACCTATAGAGCCTATAGAACCGTTGATACTGTGGGATTATAAATCCTCTGCGGTAACTGCTACCATGATTTAGGCCCCCATGGGGTAATCTCTCAGCCAATTTCAAAATCAGGGTTAAAGGGCCTCGTGGTGGTAGTGGTGGTGGTAGTTGTTAGCCTAGTCTTAAACCCTGCGGTAAACTCCCAGGATTCCTCAGGTAAACTCCCGATCACTCAGAAGTCGCACCCCCGATTTAGACCCCCATGCCCCTCCCAGGTACCCCATAAATACCAGTAGGATACCCCCTAAATTACCTTAAATTAAACCTAGGTATATCAAGGACTTGTAATACCCCCACCCTAAGAATGGGGAAAAAAGTCGTAGGGTTAGGATTATGGCCTAATCTGAGGGTTTACACGAAGCCCTCCCCATTTCCATACAGCTACCTTTTGGGGGACTAGGGGGTAAACCTTAGGATAACCTATAGGTAACCTAAAGATACCTTAAGGATAACCTTAGGTCTTATCTTAATAGTTAATATTTAATAAATTAACTTAAAGGATAAACCTTAAGGCTAACCTTAAGTTATCTTAAAGATAGATTTGTATGGTGTTAATTTAAACTTAAACCTAAGGATTACTAATGCCATTAGAGTTAGCTACAAACATTTCAGAATTAAATCAAAGTTGGCCTTTAGGTGAGGACTCCTTTAAAGAAGGTGATGACCACTTAAGGCTCCTTAAGACAGTCCTAAAGACAACACTTCCAAATATAGATGGTGCTATCACAGGGACACCTGAGTCACTTAATTACCTTACGGATAACCAATCAGCCCTAGAGGCTATCTTAGATGGGTCAGATACACACCGATATATTCCTTCAGGTGTTATCAATATGTGGGCAGGGGATGACCTATTGGTACCTACAGGATGGAACCTGTGTGATGGTACAAATGGTACCCCTGACCTTAGGGATCGCTTTGTCCTTGGGTCTCCTGATGGAACTAGAGGTGCTGAGGGGACAACCCATTTAGGGACCTCACAGTCAGCCGGCGGTCACTCCCATGGTGGAGCCACAAATTCTCATGCTTTAACCATTGGTGAAATACCCTCGCATACACACGGTCTACGCTTAATGACTTCATCAACAGATGGGGGTGAGGCAACAACGGCAGGTGTGCAGGGTGATGTGAATGACCTGGTTTCAAGTTATATGAACACTAACAACTTTGCTACTGCAACAGGCGGTGGTTTAGGACATGCCCATACTATTAACGCAGAAGGTGACCATACACACGTTATGGATACTCGTGGTAAGTATTACAAATTAGCTTTCATTATGAAGGCATAACAGATATTAACTCACCTTTAAGGAGGTGGTTTATCTCCCTGGCAGCTTGGGTAAAGCTTGCTTAAATTCTTAGTAACATAATTAATAATCTCTTATAGGAGAACAAATGACAATCGTTAAAGTTAGAGGAATAGGTTCCGCAGGTATCTCAGAAGATGTACCGCCAAGTGAACTTCCTTTATCTATGTTCTCCTATGGTGAGGATATAGTTTATAAAGATGGTAAGTTAGAGAATACCCCCTTACTTGATAAAACACTTAAAGGTGTCCATGGTGAAGTAGTGTGGTTGACTCTAAGATACAACCAAGTAACTAAAGAACCTGAGGTTGTCTACGTAGGTAGGGATGCCAATGGTTTTGACCGTTTATACATTATTAAAGATTCAAACCTAGCGAATACCGATGGTACCGAGAAGGGCGTAGATGCTTCAAGAGCTTCTGCAGGTAACCCTTACAGTATCATCCCAAGTAACCGATTTTCTCGTTGGCAAGGCTTCAGCTCCAATGGTGTTGTAGTGTTAACCAACGGTTCTGATATCCCTCAGGTTCTTATGCCTGATAGTGATACTTTTATTGATATGCCTAACTGGTCTGTGAGTAAACGCTGTAAATCTATTGTTGCCTTCAAGGGCCTTTGGGTGGCTATGAATATCACCGATCAGACAGAACTATCAATAGCGCAGAACAAAACTACTATGGTTATGTGGTCAAGTCCTTTGACAGACATAGGGACAGTTCCTGGCTCATGGGACCCGGTGGACCAAACAGGTGCCGGGTTTAACTTCCTTGCGGATACTGGTGGGGCAATCTTATCAGGAATGGCCTTAAGTGATACCTTCCTTATCTATAAGACTGATAGTGTTATCCGAATGGACTACACAGGTGATGCCACTAATCCTTTCTATTTTAGAACAATCTTCCAAGATAGAGGGGCCTGGTCTGCTACCTCAATCGTTCCGCTGAATGATAAACACTTGGTAATCTCAAGCTACGATGTGTACATCACAGATGGTATGACTTATCAATCGGTTGCCCAAGGTAAAGCCTTAGATGAGCTTTCAACAGCTATCTTTGATAACCCATCAACAGAGGATATTGTAGTTGCACCTGATTACAGTCAGAAGCATATAGGTGTCTTAGTTAAGTCCAATGAGTTAGGCCAAAAGGTCACTAGAACTTATAACTATAACTATGATAACGGTGAGTGGTCTAGACGTTCCCCTGTAGAGGGTTATATCGATTACGTTACGTTCTTACCTCTATTGGAAACAAACGCCTCTGCGACCCCTACATGGGACTCTACGGCCTATTCATGGGCTGATGTAGATGACACTCTTTATGAGAGCCAATGGGATTCCACAAGTGTTAAAGGGTTGGTTTCTAGACTAGCGGTTATCCAAGGTTCAGAAATGTATACCTATGGGAAATTCAGAGCTAGAACCAACGGTACCTCATTCACCCTTAAGAAATACGATATCGACTTCGATGAGATTCAAGGGGTGGACAGTTCAGTTATTAAGTCTATCAACGCCTTATACCCAATCACCACTAAAGCTAAAGGATACCTAATCGTAAAGATTTGGGGACACGATAAGCCTGGTGAAGTTGTACCTGAGGAAAACAAGAAGTTCTACGTTTTGAACATGGAAGAAGAGCATCGATTGGATATGAGAGTGTCCGGTAGATATATCTCTTATGAAATGTTTACAGATGAGGACTTGGTTGCTAATTGGGATGGTTATTCTTTTGGTAACTACATCGAGAAGCCTCAGAACCAACCGGAAATCTATATCGACCTTACAGGTATTGACTACAACTTAACCTTGAACCAACGGAGATAGTATGGCAGACACAAAGTACACGCCTATTACCCCTCCGTTGACTGAGGACGTTAAAGAAATAAAAAGATACCTCACAGCAGAGCTAAGGAAACTCTCAGCCGCTGTTGAGGCATTAAATGAAAGATTAAAGGCCCTAGAGCCTTAAGGGAAAACTATGAGTAGCATAATCCACGAAAAAGAAGGCACAAAAGTTGTCACGATTATGGAAGTCCAAAATACTATGGCCTCGTTGCCGCAGGTGGATACTAAAGTCGAACACTTCTTCTCAGAAGGGGTTTATACAAGAGTTACTGAACTTAAGGCCGGGACTTTAGCTATGGGTAAAAGACATCGACATAGTACCGTTAACATTCTCCTAAAAGGTGTTATCTCTATTTACGTTGGTGAGAATGAACCTCCACATACCGTTGAGGCACCTTTCATTTTTATCTCAGAGCCTAATGTTAAGAAATTAGCTTACGCACATACGGATGTTTTGATTACTAACATTCATCCAACAGAAGAAACAGATTTAGATGTTATTGAAGAACTTTTTACAATTCCTGACGAAGAGTATAGAGGCAAGTTAGAGAACTTCGAGATATTTACAAAACAACTTGAAGGAGTGTCCTAATGGCATGGGTTTCAACAGCAGTAACAGTAGGTGGAGCATTACTTGGTGGTTCATCAGGTGGTGGTGGAGGTTCTTCACAATCATCAGAGAGTGCCCCTTGGGCAGAACAACAGCCTTACTTAAGTCAGATGTTCCAGGATGCACAATCCACATATAACAATGGGGCCTCTTATTACCAAGGACAGTTAACACCTGGCATTAACCAAAATATGCAAGCAGGGATGACCAATCCTAATATCCAACAGGACCAACAGTTCCTTCAAGGATTTAGGGATGGCAATGCTGCTTTAGGACAAACAAGTAACCCTACGTTTGACCAAAATGCCATGAATGCTGTTATGGATAATCCTTACGTTCAACAGCAGGTTGATTCTGTAGCTCGTGACGTTAACAACAACGCTCGTGACCAAATGACACAGAACAACATGAATGCAGGTTTCATGGGTTCCACAGGTTCCTCAAGCCAAGGTGTTCAGAATGCTTTAGTACAGAACAATGCTACTAATACCATTGCGGATGCCTCTACTGCCTTGAGAAGTAATGCCTTCAACCAAGGTATTAATACAGGTTCTCAGTATGGTCTTCAAGGTGCTTCAAATAGATTAACGTCTTTAGGAATGCAAACAGATAACAACCTTGCAGGACTGGGTGTGACCTTCGACCAAGCACAGCAGAACTTCAATAACACAGCCAACATGGGTCAGATGGAATACGGTGTCAATCAAGATGCTATCCAAGCTGAAATGCAGAAGTGGCAGTATGAAGACGATGCCTGGGCAAACCTCGACCGCTACCGATCACTTATTAGTGGTAACTATGGTGGGACCTCATCATCTACATCAAATGCCGCAGAAGCTAGTGATTTTGACAAGATGTTAGGTGGGGCCACAAGTGCCTTCGGTCTTGGTAAGGATATGAACTGGTTCTAATACAATAAAAGGATACTCAAATGGGTTATATGGATACCTTCCTGGCTAACAAGCTTGGATACCAACCATCACAAGATAATAAGACAAACTTTTGGAACAACCTGTTTGAGCAATCTAGCGGTGATTCACAGGTGGCTAAACAGTCACTTATGGAGCAGACAATCAACTCTGAGTTTACTCCTACAGATAGCGGTGAAACTGGTAGTTTTGATTCTGACACAGCCATGTATCAACCTCCTGTCCCTAATGAACCTACACCTGAGTTAGGCTTCTTTGAGAAGACTGAACAGGACAATCCAGGTTTCTATAAAGGAATGATGGCGGCAGGTTCAGCCTTAATGCAGAACAAAGGTTTTGGTGGTGCTATTGATGCCATGTCAGGACGTATGGATGATGTCCAGGCTACAGAAGCTAAGACAAAACAACAAGAGTTCCAAAACCAAATGGCTACCGATAAGTTCGGTTTCCAACAAGATGAATCTGTACGCCAACAAGGCAACACAGATAGAGCCTTTGATTATAAGGTGGGTCGTGATGATACTACAGATAACCAATGGCAGGCTGATGTTGACTACAGAGAAGGCAGAGCTGACGTTAAGGATAACCAATGGACGTTGGATTATGCTGAGAAGCAAGCCGCACGTAGACAGAAAGCTCGTCTAGCTCATGAGAAGTTAAACAACCCTAATGCCGCTAAGTTCAGTCGTGTTCCTATGACTGTTGTGGATAAGAATGGGAAGTCCACAGGTAAGCAGGTATTTACCTCAGATGCCCCTGGTGTCATGGTGGATGCTAGAGGAAACCAAGTGGCTATCGAAGATGGTCAACGTCTAGTTAAAGATTATGCTCCTAGAGATAGAAGCAACCCATTAGTCTTTAAGAACTCTCAGGATAACGTAGGTATTCAGTTCGATTATGACCCTATGCAACGTGAGTCTTTCGCTACTATTGATGGAGTGAAGACCTCTTTCTCAGAGTACCTAGCTCAGAACCCTCAAGCTCGTGAAGCAACTTCTAAAGAGATTGGTATGGATAAACAATCCTTAGCCAAGCTGTACAAACATGAAGACGAAATCGTGGAGCAGGAGAAAGGTCTTAAGCAGTTAGGTTCTTATCGAAACATCATTGCAGAAACACCGGATGGTGGTGAGCGTTACTTCAAACGTGCCTTAGGTAGCTTACAGACTTTAGTAGGCCAAGGGCATTCTGTTGATGAAGTCACTAAGATGATTAAAGAGGGTGACAACAGAGCAATGTCTCTTGTTGGTTTACTTCGTGAAGACGTTGTAGGTGGCGGTGTAATGACCGAGCAAGATGCCTTGAAAGTCTTAATGGCAATGGGTGGAGACCCTACAAATATCACATGGAACAAGGGAGTAGCAGGTCGAATGATTAATGACCTCTATGACCAACGCTCTGTGGATGTTCGTAGGCGTACAGAGAACTATAACGTACTTAGAGGTCATCGAGGGTTAGACCCTTATAAGAGTTCTTATGACCTCAAAGGAAAACAATTCAATAAACCTAAGGCACCTGCTATTGAAGTAGGTACCGTTGATGGTGGATATGAGTTCCTTGGTGGTGACCCTGCTGACCAAAATAACTGGAGAAAGAATTAATGAAACCTTGGGAGAAATACCAACAAGCTGAGGGAGGCCAAACGGCTAAACCTTGGGAGAAGTATGGCTCCCCTGAGGAATCACCTTCTCCTGAACCTGCTGTCTCTATGCCTTTAACAGTTGAACAAGCTGAGAAGAACGTAGGGGCCTTTGATGGCACAGATTTAAACATCATGGGTGATGGAGGTGTCTTAGATAAAGTTAAGACAGCCGCCTATGGTTTACAAGATATGTTGTTCCTTGGAGCAGACGATGAAATCAATGCAGGTATTCAAACAGCTAAAGATTGGATAACTGGTGAGGACAACGGAACTTACGGTGAGAAACAAAAAGCCTTTGCTGATGGTAAGAAACAGCTACAGGAAGATAATCCTGCGGCTTATGCTACAGGCCAAGGTCTTTCTATGTTTACCGGATATGGTGCAGTTAAAGCTGTTCCGGCTATGGCTGAATATGCTATGGGTAATGCGATCAAAACAGGAGGCATGACCGGAGCAACTTATGGTTATAACTCCGGGGATAACACAGAGGAAAACCCTAACGACAGATTGGAAGGTGCCGCTATTGGTGGTGTCGTTGGTACAGCTCTTCCTGCCGCTATGGTGGGTGCAGGGCATATCCCTAAAGTTGTTAAGGATACATTATCGTTTGAGAAATTCACTCCAACTACAGAAGCAGAGAAACGCCTTTTAGGTAAAGTCAAAGCTAAAGTAGATGCGAGTGATATGGATACCGCAAGTCTCCAAGAGGCAACCAAAGCGGTTAACTCTACAGACTCTCAAATCAATAAAGACCTTGTAACGGTTATTGACCTCAAGAAGAAGGAAATGTCTCCTGAAGGTACTGCTTATGTCAAAAGAATCTTAAGCAATGCACGTAATAAGACAGAGTTTATTTCTGATGATGAGATTGAACAGGCCGCTAAGTATATTGGTGGTACTGAGGGTAAAGCCTTTAAATCTTTAGCTCAAGAGAAGAATGTAGTCACTAAACACTTTGCTAACCAACAAGATATCGCTCCTAGCGGTTTCTTAGGGACATTAGCTGATGATGCTTCTGCTCCTGTTTCTAAAGGTGGTTTGGCTAACCTAGTGGGTAGACTTTCTCCTGTACGTAAGATGTTGGTTAAGTCAGTAGAACCTCAAAACAAAATCAACCAAGGTCTTAAACAGGTCGAGGCTGTTGATGGGTTCTCAGACACAATCCAACCGTTGATTCGTAACGCACAGTTAAGGTCTAGCTTAGGGATTGACCCTAAGACAGTAGAGACCTCAGCAAAAGGCGTTGAGTTAGCCAAGAAGGCCCAACAAGGCAACGCCTTACGTACTGTGCAGAACAACGCTCAGAAGATGAAAGGTTCTATCATTGATGACGATAATTGGCCTACTCTTGAACGTACCTTAGCTCCCCACTGGGAAGAACTTAAAGGTGCCAAAGCGGTTGGTAAAGGTTCTATCGCAAGGTTAGCTAAAGAGATTGAGACACCTAATGATTTCCGTAATGCTTTAAGGGAAACCGTGGAGTCTAAACAACCTCTTTCTTATGTTAATAAACAAGGTGAATATCACACATTCATTCCTGATGAAACTGATATCAACCGAGCGTTATCTAATGTCAAAGCTAAGAACTTTGGGGACGAAGTGGAGCCTAGAGCTTTAGCCTTTTATGGTGCAGTAGCTGATGTCGCTAAACGACCTGCTTTAATGAATAAAGCTAAAAGTACAGCCACTAAGAAACTCATTGCCAAGAAGGCCAAAGCCAAGGCGAAAGCTAAACACCACAAGTCACCTATCGGTGGACGTATCTTTAGAGAGCAGTTAAACAACGGCAATCTATATGGTCGAAACAAAAGGTAAATAAATGAAAGCAGTAGAACTTATTACTGTCTTACAGAGTGCCGAGGGGTTAGCCTCTCTGCCTTTAAGTAAAGCAGAAAAGAGAAGCATTTTGGTTGAACTAGAAAGTCAACTCCCATCTAACCTGATGACACAATCAGACAAGACACGAGACATCGTAGCCTCACGGATCGATTTTCTCATTAAAGAAAACTCAGAGGTAGTTAAGGATGTGCCAAAAGCAAAGCCAAAACCAACCCGAAGAGCAACCAAAGTTCAAGCCCCGACTAAATGATGAGTTGAGGTCCAAAGGCGGTAAGGCTTCCGCTAAACACGCTGTAGAGCGTGGGAAGCTTGCCACCAATCAATCAGAAGCAGGTAAGGCCTCAGCGGCTAAACGTGGTAAAGGTTGGATTAACCAATTCGCTACAACCGAAAGTAGACGAAAGGCTTGGAGTAATCGCTGTAGAAATGCAGGGAAGAAGGGTGGACAAGCAAGTTCACTAGGTGGCGTTCCTCGTGGTATGACAAGAGAAGAAGTGAGAAAATCCATGGCGAGAGCAAAGAGAAAAAGCAAGATTGACCCTGAGTTACCGGAAGACGTTAAAGAATACTTAGGTATTACAACGAACCCTGCTCAGATATTGGAAATGTTACTGATAGCAGAACATACTCCTATTAAAGATAAGATTGCCATTGCAACTAAATTGATGGATTACACACATCAGAAGCAAGCAACCAAACAAGAAATTACACAAGAAGTAGTGACACATACGTCATTCCTTGACACGGTTAGAGATAACCTTCAACACTTAGAGTATGACAAGGAGGCAGAGACATATGTTGCCCCAAACCTTGTCAGCGGATGAAATAAAGCTACGACATAGATTATCAGTAGACTTCGCCTTATATTGCTCAAGTGCTGTAAAGATTAGAACAAAGAAGGGTACCATTGCTCCTTTCGTGCTAAATGAAGCACAGAAGATTGCCTTAAAGCAAATCGTAGCTCAATGGAGAGAGGTAGGCTACGTTAGAGCGATTGTATCCAAAGGCCGACAGCAAGGTATGTCCACCATGATACAGGCGTTTGCCTATTGGGTGACAACGCATCGTAAAGCCTTTAAGTCTCTCGTGATTGCCCATGAATCAGAGGCTACCAAGTCTCTATTCGCTATGACCCACCGTATCCATGCAGAAATGCCTGATATCCTCAAGGCTCACACAAAGTATTCCTCTCGTAACGAATTGTACTTTGATGAGTTAGATAGTGGTTATCGATGTGCTACTGCAGGTAACGATGGGGCGGCTCGTGGTGAAACCTTACAGTTCGTACACGCCTCAGAAATGGCCTTTTGGCCCTCAAGTTCAGCAGAGGACCTATGGAACGGTTTAGTCCAATCTGTACCCGAAATGAACGACACATTTATCTTCATTGAATCAACCTCAAACGGTTTAGGTAATCTGTACCACCGCTTATGGGAAGGTGCTGTTAAGGATGAGAATGGCTTTATCGCTATCTTCGTTCCTTGGTACCTACAGGACGAATACCGCCTCCCGGTCCCTAAAGACTTTGAACCTAGTGATGGCGAGAAGGAACTTAAGAAGACCTATGGTTTAGACAATGGACAGTTAATGTTCAGACGTAAGCGTATAGCGGTTACAGGTACCGATCAGTTCATGCAGGAATACCCTCTGAACCCTGAGGAATCTTTCCTATCTACAGGTAGGCCTGTCTTTAGTCCTATGGCTGTTCAGAAGTTAATGACTAAATGCACAGAGTCTCTTTATCTCATGGATTCCTTTATGGGTAAATGGGAGAAAGCAGAGAAGGGCCTTTTGGCTGTATTCCAAGAACCTACGTTAAGTGGGGAGTACACCATTGGGGCCGATGTGGCTTATGGTTTCAAGAATGGAGATTACTCGGTTGCTCAAGTTTTAGATAGCAAAGGTAACCAAGTAGCTCGATGGCGAGGCCATGTAGTTCCTGATGTGTTCGCTGAGGTCTTAGCAAAGTTAGGTGAGTTATACAACACAGCCTACATTGTGGTCGAATCTAATACCGTAGGTTTCACTACTGTAAACAAACTATATAAAGAACTTGAATACCCTAATGTTCACAGGGATATCCAAGAAGCAAACATAGATGATAAGGAAACAGTCAGGTTAGGTTTCAACACCAACCAAAAGACTAAACCTGCCATCATCAACAAACTCCGTAATGCACTTATTGAAGAGAAACTGAACTTACCTGATTATCAGACAGTCTCAGAGCTTAGAGCTTTCGTTGCGGATGAAAACAATAAACTAGGTGCAGAGAATGGCCATCACGATGACTGTGTTATGGCCTTAGCAATAGCCTACTACCACCTAAAAGAAGAGTGGTTGTATATCGCCCCCTCAGACGATTACTACGTTGAGTTGGATTAAATAGTTACCGAAAGGAGAAGTTAATGGAGTTTAAGAAACTCAAGAAAAGTGAAGTAGCGAGTCTTCTGAACGCAGAGTTATCTCAAGCTGTTTCTTTTTTCGACAGCAAGTTAACCACAGAACGTGAAGAGAACCTTGAGTATTACCGTGGGACACTTCCTGCGGCTAAACAAAGAGGTCGCTCTAAGTACGTATCGGCTGATGTGTTCGATACCATTCAGTCACTTAAGGCTTCCTTACTGGAAACATTTAGCGGTAATCAGAACCTAGTAGCTTTCCCTGCTCAAAACATTGAAGACGTTGAGAGTTCAAGGATTGCCACAGAGTACACCAACTTTGTCTTTTATAGACAGAATGAAGGTTATGAGATTCTAGATACAGTCATCCATGATGGCCTAGTGAATCGTATAGGTGTAGTTAAGCCTTATTGGAAAACAGACTCACGTATTGATTCCTATGAGTTCTCAGACATTCCACTTATGGCTCTCTATGAGATTATCCAAAAGGGATATGACATTGTAGAACTTGATGAGACTCCTGAGCAATTCCCTGGAATGGGGCCTATTTACTCAGGGACTTATGAAGTAGAAGTAGACACATCACACGTTGATATTGAGGTGTTGGCTCCCGAAGAGTTCATCATTTCTGAACGTGCTAAGTCTATCCGTGAGGCCAAGATTGTGGCCCATAGAGTTAAGGCTTCTATCAGCTCTTTAATGGGTGATGGTTATTCTAAAAGCATTGCAATTAAAGCTTACGACTCAGCAAAAGAAAAGGAAGGGGAGGACCATGATGAGATTATTCGCTTTGACGAGTTATCTGATTCTAGTATTACAAGTGGCGGTCTTCAAGCTCAAACTGAAGAGTTTTGGATTTATGAAACGTATGCGGAAATAGATGTTGAAGGGACAGGTAAAGCTGTTCTACAAAAAGTCACTCTAGCAGGTGATGTTGTCCTGGATATCGAAGAGGTAGACACAAAGCCATTCTTCGCATTCAGTCCATTAGCAGAACCACATTCTCTAATAGGGACAAGTGTTGTTGATAGATTAAAACCTATTCAAAATGCTAAGACTACCTTAACACGTTCAATCTTAGACCATACGGTTATCACTAACAACCCAAGACTTCAAGTAGTCAAAGGGACGTTACATAACCCTCGTGAGCTAATGGATGACCGTTTAGGTGGTTTGGTAAACGTCAATAGAATTGATGGAATAGCTCCGATCCCTCAGTCACCTATGAACCCTTATGCCTTTAACACTATTCAGATGTTGGACACAGATAAAGAGCAAGCAACAGGTGTATCTAGGTTGTCTCAAGGAATGAACAAGGATGCTGTAAGTAAACAGAATAGTGCTGACATGATGAATGGTTTAGTCACGTTATCAATGCAACGTCAAAAGATTATTGCACGTAACTTAGCTGAA